TCAATCATTTTCTGGAATACAAACTCTTTGTCATCTGAATTGTTCAAAGTAAGCATGTATTTTTGGTACCTATCTAAACTTATTTCGGATAGGTTGGAAGGTATGTCAATCTCTACTTTCATTTTGCTATCATTACTTTAGCTCGAACACCCTTCCAATATTTCAATGATGCTTCAGCTTTCGCTACTTCATTGTCGATTGATTCAACACATTGGAATTTCCAATTGTCCCCGTATTCGTCTTTATAAGCATCCACAACCTTTACGCTGCTTTCATTAATCATTTGTCTTAAACTTTTACCTAATTCCATATTTACCTTTATTTGGGTTACTTAATTGATAACTAACTGCATATCTTAACGCATCTAACGCGTGGTTATATTTATCTATCGGTGTTTCTGACTTCTTTTCAAGCCAGCAATAGTTATTTAATTCTTTTATCAAATCTACGGAATTTTCATCAATAATTAAGTCATAGTCTTGTAATAAACTTATTCCATATTTAACAGAATCCGCACCTTTAATTGTAGGTACAATATTTAAACCTTGAGACTTTAATTCGTTAATCAAACGTGGCTCCGCATTATCCGCAACTATTAAGTCACGTCCTGCAAATTGTCTGTTAAGTTGTGAAAGTTGTGACGTGGTTAATCCTGTTTGATAAATATGCAATCTAACATAAATAATCTTGTTAGTTTTGTCAATAGATGTTTCAACAAGTGTGGATGGATCGTTACTAAAACCATAATCCTGACCGAATACCGAACCATTATCTTTATTGTACTCTCCAATCCTCCAATTAGTAAAGATAACTCCTTCTGCTTTCTCTAACCATCCTCCGAGTATTGTGTGTTTATACTTATCAGGTCTACGTTCTTTTATCGTTTTTATTTGATTTAAGAAACTTTCTGATAGGTTTGATATATTATCTTGGTACGTTGTATGAATGTACGTTGTGTCACCTTTAACCGTGTTGACTCCTGCTTCAACTCCTCTACTCTCAAAAAACTTTTGATAGATGAAGTGTGTTTTAGTAGCAGGGTTTAAAATAAGTATTACTCTATTTTGTTTGTCCTTATGTCGAATAGAATAATCTATTTTGTCAAATACATCTTCATCGGTTAACTCTTCAGCTTCATCTAAAATCCAACAAGTAACCCCAGCCAAAGATTTTAAGTTAGCTGTTTGGGTTCCGCTCGATGTTTTAATACCTTTGAATAGTATCTTGCTTCCTGTTTTTAGATTAATTATTTCATCCTTTGTAATGTGGAAATCTTTATGCTTATCTAATATATCAATCTTATCAATAAATTCAGGTATAATACTGATGTGAGCAGAAGTAAGAGTGTACCTTGTAAATAAGATAACATGGTTGCTTTCGTATGTAAGGAGTAGTAATAGTAAATTAATAGAATATGACTTACCACTACCCCGACCACCTGTAACAATGAAATATCTACTATCATTTGCAAATGCTTTATATTTCGGATTCAGTACTACCAAAACTTATTAAGTCTTTTAATGTTGTTGTGTTAATGTTAATGTCTGATTCAACTCTTTCTTTTGGTTTACCATATGAGTATTCAATGATAATCTTTGAGGCACTAATTTTATCAGCATCCTTTGACTTATCACTAACTACTATATTAGCTAGACATTGTATTGCATCTAGTGAATAAGGCATCATTAAGTCTCTAATTCTATTCTCTTCGTCTTTTGGTTTACGACCTGCTCCTGGTCTCGCTCCTCCTGGTCCTGCCATATGATTTTGTATTGTTTATTCAATTACCCTAAAAACGCTCCATCACCCTCTGAGAAGTCTCTATGTGGTTTCACATCAACAACTTCGGGTTTGTATTCGTTGTGTACAATCTTAACTTTGCGGATCATATCATTCAAACAAGAAGCGCAAGTAGTTGGTAATTGTTTGGCTTTGAATACACGGTTGTATATTTCTAAGAACTCAAGTTGTTGCGATGGTTTAACCTTAACTGCCATCTGTGGAAGTAAGTCATTCAACTTATTAAACTCTGACTCTGTTAAACACTCAGGTGTTTTGTAAGGAAACATCTTATTAAGTTTCTCTTGTCTTTGTTTGCAGTTACAATCATCCCCTGCAATGAATTTAACAGCTTTATCAATCCCTGTTACTTCGGTGAACTTAGCTACTGTATCTCCAAATCCTTTTGATATTCTTTTTGCCATAACTTTAATTTCCGTTTACATTTTTTAATAGTGTGAAAAATAGAAGTTAAACTTATCTTAGTTTCCTTTTCAAGTTCACGCATTGACTTTCCGCTTCGTAAATATAATAAAAATAGTTGTTGGTCGAACCACTCCCATGATTTTATTTCATTTTCAACACTCTGATAGTATAACTCTATTTCGTACGTTTTGTTGTTTTCGTCCTCTGATAGATCAACCAGAAGGTCAATGTCTACTGTTGAAACATTACGCTTGCATGAATCGTAAAAAGAGTTACGCAGCATAATCCATATGAATGATTTGGTTACTACCTGACCTTTGCCATACTTGTGAAACCTTAGATACATATCTTGAACAATGTCTTCTGCATCTGTTTTAGCTCCAAATCGTTTAACAATTCGTACCCATTCGTTGTGATACTGCGCGATATCTTTTAAATTCATACTACTCTTTGATAAACGTTCCGTTTTCGGTTTTACCTTTTCGGTATTCAATAACTTTAAAGGCTCTCTTTGCACAATCTTCTAATGAGTAGCCCATTTGATTAGCTAATATTACAAGTGTGATGTAAGTATCTCCAAGGGCGTCAATCGTTTCTGAAATATCTCGCTTTAGTATTGCAGAGGATAGCTCTCCAACCTCTTCCATGACCTTTGCAAGCTGTTGAAACTTATTGTCGGGGTTGTCTAACTTACGAGCCTTTGCCCAATTAATTATTTCTCTTTCCATTCTTACCAATTTTTACCTGTAAACCAATTATCTTTCCATTCACCAATTAAAGAACATAAAAATACAATCGTCCCTATAATAGGCAGAAACCATAAAAAAGGTTCTATTGAACTACCATAGTTTTTGTAGTCGATTTTATTTAACCACCTATTTAAAAACACGTTAGCCACATAAGCTAAAATTATTATTGCTTCCATTCTTTTAAATATAAATCAATTAAAAATTTTGTTTTCTCAAGGTCTTGAACAAAGTTACCTTTTTTTCTGCATCTTACCAGACGTTTAACTAAATCAAATTCATACGCATTTAGTCCGTGGTCTTCTGCAAACTTGTAAAGTGAACCTTTCTCATTATTGTAATAACTTGGCGCGTTATCGGTCACTACTTCAAAGTAGTTCTCGAAAGTGTCAAATTGATGTTCTTGCCCTTTGTCGTTTATCACCCAAATATAGCTCTTTGTTTGCCCGACAACTTCGTAGACTTTACCATAAGTAAAGTTAGCAAAGTATTTTTCTATACATCTTAATTTCATAAATTATACATTTTACTTATTTCTTCATTTATTCCGTAATCAATTAGGTATCTTTTACCGTTCAGTTCTCCCCAATTAGCTTTGTTGTAAAGGTCGCACATGTCAATATCAAGCTCTTTAATCGCTTCTTTTACAATTGCTATGTCATAGTGATCAACTGCCTTAATAGGGTCGTATCGTTTCATTCTGATTATTCCACGCTTGTAACTGTAAAGTTCACCTAATAAGTTTAAGTGCTTGTACTTATCCCAAAGGTCGCGTTCCTGCAAACATTGTAAGTACCCACGTAAACTGATGGGTACTTTAACAACATGGTTCTTGAATATAAAAACAACCCTTGTACTAACTTTTATCTTCATTTTAAAAAGTGTTTTATTATTTTAAACTTCGTTCATACTCCACTCTTTCTTCTTTAGAGGTGAAATATCTTCTGTTGGTAGTATTTTGAATACTATACAATGAATTTACATGGTTTAAATCAGATACTCTAACACCTTTAAGGTATTGCATATGACAAACAGAACAACTGCATCCAAAAGTACTGTAAACTATTCTACCTATGTTATCTATAAACCACTCAATGCTTTTTAATTGTCTGTCAATCTTCATTTTAAAAAGTGTTTTATTATTTGAATCTTACTTTTTTCTATTGTTATAAACTTCCCGTCTACCCTTGCAAAGATACTATTTGTTTTCAAACTTCGCTTTATATTACACAATCTACATACTTTTGTTTTACCTTTTTCGGCTTTTACTTGGTATTTTGAATCGTCTTTTAAAAACAAAAACAAGGGTAGATTCCGTTTGCAGCTAAAACAAATTTTCATTTACGAACCACATGCTTCACATTCTCCAAAATCTTCATCTAATTCAGGACTATCTACTATCTCAGGGTTAAGCTGCTTTTTCAAGTCGTAGATCTTTTGGTGAGTTTCTAAATCTTGAAATAAATCTCCTGTTAAGAATGATTTTAATTCTTCAATCTTTTCTTTAATTTCCATCGTTATCTTTATTATAAAATGCTTTTCTAATTAATCTACCTACATTAATGACGCCAACGCGATTCTCTCTAAACTTCCAACGGTCGATATCAAACTGCATTGCTATCATCCAACGATTCCTGTTCTTGTTGTCCTTTTTCATATCCTTTTTTAAATCCAGCTTTAAAAGCCTGTGAGTATAAACATTGTGTTGTTGATTCATAAGTAAAATCCATCCAGGCGTCGTGAGCTGATTCTTCAAGTTCTGTCATAACTTCAATAGTTCTTGTTTTACTTCTTGCCAATATTCAGATGCTCCGCAATTCTCATATAAATCTTTATCCCAACTTTTAATAAGTTCATCAACTGCAATTAATGCGCACAATTTAGCAGCCTTCTCACTCATTCCACATTCATCGCAAAATAAATCTTCATTGTCATCTACACATAAAAATTTATCTACTAACTCTTGCGCTTGTTCTTTAGTTCCTTCAAATTCTATCATTGTATCTGAACTTTAATGTTTTCTTTAAACTCGTCAATCTGTTTGATTATATTGCTATAAGTCTGAGCCATTGTTTCATTGTTATTTTCTACAAATGTAGTCGCGAATCTTTCAACTCCATTAATGAATTGGTTAATCGTACGTTTAATTTCGTGCTTGTGAAACATGTTGTCGCTTACGTCATCCAATGAATGCAGTGCAGATTGGCATAACATCATTGCACGTGCTATGTGTTGGTAATATTCTATAGCCCTTTGGCGTTTAGCCTCACTTAAGTCAGCAAGGCTCTTAACGTCTTTCTTCATGTTAAAACGGTTCTGTTGATTCAACTTTATTAACTCTCCACGCATCTATTGACGTGAAATACTTACCTTGCCACTCGTTGGTCTTGAAGTTAAACAACACCTCAACTTCTTGGTCAACCTTGTTGTATTGGATAAACTTATCTACTTTCTCCGTGCCAAAAATTCCAAACTTTACCGCTTGAGGGTATTGCCCCTCGGTCTCTGTTACTACAAACTCTACCTTTTTGTTTGCTCCTACTTCAATCACTTCTAAAATGTTAGTGATTTTTCCGTTAAATTTCATTTCGTTTTTCATCTTCTTTTATTTTATTGTTTGCTATTTTAAATGCTTCCTTTACACATTCCGTTACATTATACTTTTTCTTCTGGTACTTTAACCGCATCCTTATCTCATCGATAGGTATGTCGCTAAAGTCAACTATACTTCTTTTCATAATGTTTTTAAATAATATTCTAACTCTTCACTTTCTAATTGCTGAATCTCAATAGTGGATTCATAATATAAATCATTCATTTTATTGCTAAGTTAATGTTTTCTACTAAACGACAACCATAAACTTCTTGTCCGTTTTCGATTGCTTTCTTGATTGCCACCTTGTCTGCTGTTTCTGTAACTTTAACCGTTTTATATTGCTTTGGCAAGTCATTCACATCGTAATCAACAACTACTTGCTTAGATTTACGTGTGCTAAATTTTAAGAATCCTGCCTCATAATTACCAAATATATTGACAGCTTGTAAGAGATTTGATTTAAGTTTCGACACCAATGTGTCGTTATGCTTTTTAATCGCTTGTAATCGCTTTATTTCATCGTCTATTCTATCGTTTAAACTTTCTCTTTGTTTGATAACTTCAACGTATGCAATAGATTTAACTTCTAACTCCGATTTGTTAATGATTAACTCTTCTTCTAACTCTGGTGTTAATACACCTTCAGCCATTTCAATTCTACCGAATAACTCCATGTATTCAGCATTTATCTTGTAAAGTGATTTTTCTAACATAACTCTAATTGTTTAGGTGTTAATTCAAACTTCTCTTTTAGTTTTTCCACTGTGTAAGACCCGTCTTTGATTTTAGCAAGTGCAGCAGCCAAACGTTCGTCGGTTATTGTTTCTTTACGCTTGCCTGTTTGCTCTCCACTTGCATCGATGTCCTTATCGGTAACAAGGCCTAACATAGAACTCAAGGTGTAACGTCTAAAGTAAGTAAACGCAGACCCCATAACCTGGTAATCATTCATCCCCTTGAGTTGTACGTTCATTGGAATATCTGCAATGCTTTCAATAGACTCACCGCTTTCAATGTGGAATACTATTGTTTTCATTTGATTATTTACGATTGGTTGCGTAAAACCTAACCCATGTTTTTTCATTAATGGATTAATTACTTTATAGATTGCAGTAAGGTCTGCGTATGAATAACCATAGCCCGCTGTACCTTTGTGTATTGTTGGAACCTCCTGTTGGAAGTTTGCCAATGCTCTGTATAAATTTTTCATGATACAAATAGCTTAACGTTGTTTTTCTTAAAGATTGTCATTTCTAAATCGTATTCAATCGAATCCCAATTTATGTTTAAATCGTCAATTAATACGTCTTGTTTCATAGCTCCAAGTACAATATCATGTCTTGATGTGCTAATGTACAAGAACTTGCTAGCATCGACCTTCCGAAGGATCAATGCTAATTTTCTGAGGTTTGTTTTCATTGTGTGTTTTGTTTAGTTATGTTACAAATTTAAACATTAATAATTAATCTGCAACTATTTCTTTAAATTTTTCTAAACTTTTTATTAAATAATATTTGAAACCTTGGTCAATCAATTGCTTTTCAACGTATTTCTGCAATTCAGATTGAACCCCACGTTCCGCTTTAAACTCAACAAATATTGTTTTACCGTCTTTGAATAGAGTGCAATCAGGGTATCCACTAACGTTACAACGTATCACTTTTAAAACAAACCAACCTTTAGTTTTAGCGTACTTTATACACTTACTTTGTAGTTCTTGTTCGCTCATTAGAATAGTTTTTGTTGTGCTGTATGGTTATTAATACGTTGCATTGCTTTATCGAAATACTCTTTATCTAATTCACAAGCTGTCAAATCAAATCCGTAATCGTGACAAGCTATCGCAATACTTCCTGAGCCTAAATGCGTGTCGAGTATTTTATCGTTTTCTTTTGCGTAATTTTTTAAACAAAATTTATAAATTTCAATAGGTTTTGAAGTTGGGTGAAATGATTTTTTCTTCTCATAATTTGCTTTTGGGTTTTCAAATCCTTGAAAATTTCCACAACTTGTAAATCTTATAAATGAATGTTTAATATCTAAATTTGACCAAGCTAATTCAAAATGACCAACTGCTAATTTTTGGTTGTACTTAAATGTTTTGTCCCAACAAATCCAACCTTCAGAGTGAGGAAGGTTAAAGTAATTACCACCCCAAATAATTTGCTTTTTACTGACTCTAAATAATTCTTTAAAATATTCTTCACTTGGTTTTAAATCAATACTATCCCATTTTGCAATATCAATCCCATAAGGAGGGTCAACTATTGCTAAATCAAAATAGTTATCAGGGTAACGAGCCATAAGCTCCATGTTGTCTTCGTTAGTTATTTTTAACATATTGTTTAAGTGTAAAGTTTTTCTTTTGTGATACTGTTTTATAAATCTTTTCGGTCAACGAATCTTTTCCAAATATAAAAAACACATCGTTTTCTTTTCGCTCTTTAGTCGTTAGCCTGTCAATTGCTTGAATAAACATTGTTCCTGAGAAACCAAAGTTGTAAAATACTAAGCAATGAGCCTTACTTAAATTCACACCTAATGCACTAGAATATTGTTGTCCAATGTAATGTTTACCTGTTGTGTTAAACTCATTTAAATCACTCGTAGAGTTAGGGAAAACTAATTTTAACAATTCAAGCTCCTCCACGTAATAGTAAAATATAGCTAACTTTTTACCCTCAAAGTAGTCTCTAATAAATTCAGCTTTGCGAGTGTCAAGAATCATTGATTTGCCCGACTCAAACTTAATAGTTCCATTCTCTAATTGGTGAACTTTCTGCATTAATTTTGCTCCCGAATCTGCTAATATTACGTTTTCTTTACCCTCAATTATTAAGTCTTTTTCTAAACGTTCTATTAAGTTTCTGCATAATGTAGGGTAATAAATCACGTGTTCTTTTACTTTGCTTTCAAATCCGCTTTGTTCTTGAGTAAACTTAATAATGTACGGTTGTATTACTTCGTCAATCAATGCAATTTTTGCATCTGAATAGTCGTTAATCATTGCATAACCCATGTTCTTTTGTTTCACGGTTACGAATGTCTTTGACCACTTGTAAAAATTAACATCTTTGAATGGAGAATAAGAACTAACCCAAAATTGGTGGTACATTTGAGAATAACTTTCGGACGCTGGTGTACCACTTAAAAAAATCATTGGTACACGTGAAAACTTAAGTTTAAATTCTTTTACTCGTTTTGATGGTTTTGGGAATGCTCCGAATCTGTGATGCTCGTCATGGATTATTAAATCAAAGTTTCCTTCGATATTAGCTAACTGCTCATCGTTTGTAACGGTTAGATTAAACTTATAACCAAAGTTACTGTAATCGCTTTCAATTGAGCTTATAGCCTTTTTTTTCGTTAAGAACAGGACGTTGTTAGCTCCGTATAGTTTGGCAGTTTCTAAAGCTGTCAAGGTTTTTCCTGTACGTACTTGCATCATTAGGTAAACTATTCGCTTTTCTTTTAATATAATATTCGCTTTGTGCGATATCTCAGTTTGGTAATCTCTTAAAATGGACATTCCTCTTCAGGTTTAGTTAGTTCATCAATCACTTCTATTTTTATTTTTCCAATTCCCCCACTGTACGAGCTATCAAAATTAAAATCGTAAAACTCGCAAAATTTCTTTAGGTTCCTTGTCATTATGTTTTGTGAAATATTTCGTTTTCTTAATTCAGGGAATGAGTCAAGTAAATTATCATAAACGGTTTTTACTTTTAACCATTCGTTTTTGTCAATTGAATTAAAGAAAATCAACATTTCATCTGAAATCTCATTAACTAATTTTCTATAAGCTAAATTAAACAAAGGCATTTCAATCAATCCATTCTCTAAATATATTTGCACACATTCCATCATGTAGTTGTCAAAACGTGACCATTCTTCTTGATCCCAATCATTAAACAACTGATGACCAAATTCATGTAAAGGTGTATACTTATCATTAAAATAACTACTCATTTCAACCTCGTATTTACGTGCTAAAAATGAAGCTGAATCTCCGTTAATTGTGTAGTTTGTTGTAATTATAATTTTAGGCGATTCTGTAACGTCTAATTTTATGGAGTCTTTTCCTTTATATTCAATTGTTATCCCCTCTGTAATAACACTAAATAGATTCTCAAAATTAAAGTTTTTTCTAACGTCATCAAATACTAATACCTGGCAATCTGTCGATACGTTCTGATAAGGAAATGACTTGTTAAAATCAAATGTTTTACCATCCAATGATTGAACTTTACGCAAATGTTTTAACGCATTCCAAAATACACCTTTTCCACTTCTACCGTTTGGATTCTCTGAAATTACTTCATCATTAAATACTATCGCTTTGTTGTTAGAATTCGTTTTATGAGAGTGCAATAAGTAACCTATAACAGTTTGAAATGCTTTATATTTTTGTTCGTTTTGCCCTGATATTTTCCAAATAAATTGCCTGTATTCTGATGGGTGGTGGTCAATAGGGAAATAATCTCTATTAATTACTTGGTCCCTCCAAACTCCTGAATCAATCTCAGAATAACTCATAACTGACCTACCTTGTTTTGTGATGTTTACAATGCAGTTTTGATAATAAATAAAACAATTGTCTTTCGTGTCTTTTAAAGTTCTGATAGGTTTAGACTTCAATAGTGATAAATAGTCACGTTTAAAAAACTTTAAGTTTCCTGTAATTAAATTAAATACACCCTCGTCACATTTATTTCGCTCTACCCAATCAATAACAAAATCCTTCATGTCTTTTTCGTAAACAATTTTTAAGAATATACCATCTTTATGTATAAAATCAAATGTACTGCCCTCGTTAGGTGAGTTTTTAAAGAAATCGTTTGACTCTAAAAAATCCTTGAATCGCTTGTTATTAAGTGAGTAGTTTCCTTTTTCTGTTGTCGACCAAAACTCTTCATTGTCGACCATGTTAAACCGCTTTCTTAAATCGTCTTTTGCTCTTTTCCAATCACCATCGTACTTTAATTCAGTAAGTATATTAAATGGGCTATATGCTTGTCTTGATTTAAATGGTTCACAACTTGCATCTTCAGAAAAAATATAAAACATACTTTTAAAATGTCCAAATGTTGCACTAAAACCATCTTTTGCGTCTTTGTTTGGTCTTGTCCAATATTCAACATTATCTTGTTTTACCGTGCTTAATTGCCATCCTGATTTATACAATAAATCTTTTGCCTCTTCTTCAAACTCTAAATTGTATTTTCCGTCAGGTGTATCATTTTTCCATGATTCCGCCCATTTCTTATCGTTGGATGAAATCTTTGTTCTACTAACAATCTCTTTGTATCTGTTAAATGAATGAGCATAATCTTTAATTGCTAACCATTCTTTTTCAGATTCAATTTCAGTTAGTTTTAAATATTCAACTCCTGTTAAATGAGTATAGCCCTCACTTGGATAGCAAGCGCAATATTGACCATTTCCACGTATTTCAATCATTACAGATTTAGTTTCCCAATATGAGAAAACATCCCCTTTTAAAACGTCTTTTGTATATCTGAAATAAACGTGAAAACCTCCTCCCATTGTTTTATAAACCGAAAGTTTGCCCTCTTCAAGTAATGAATAAACAAAAGGTATATCTATAAAATCAGAATATATCGCTCCAACGTCCTCTCCGTTATGACAGTCGAAATCAATACAGTAAAACCCATCAGAAACTAAACCGCAAGCAATTCCAATCTTATCGGCAAAAGCAAACAATTTTTCTACATCTTCCTCTTTTACTTTTTCATATAAATAATTATGTCCTTTAGGTAGTTTCGGTGATTTATTACTATTTAAGGGCAGGGGGTTTAAACCTTCATTAAGAAGGTCATAAGCAAAATCAATCATCATTATAAAGTATTTAAGGTTAATATTTCATGTTTATTTACAAATTCAGGCATAAATGGATAATCTTCTTCAATAACATACTTTACAAGTACATCATAAGAATCATCTACCATTTGCTTAATCAATTCAACATACAATTCTGTTTGTAACAAGTTAATGTTTTCTATTGATTTCTTTTGTTCATAGACAATTATGTTCTTATCATCAAAAACAATAACATCAGGAATTGCAAACCTAATAAAATTCTCATAAGAATATTGATAAGCTATCACTAATTGTTTTTCAAGCCTATCATATTTTTTAGAAAGTTCTGAATAGATTAAATCTTCTCTTTTTCTTGATAACTCTTGAGCATTTCTTGCAGTGTAAAAGAATTCTCTATTTATATCCTCTCTATGAAGTTTAATTTTGTTTAAGATTAAAAATTCATATAAGTCAGAAGCCTTTACTTTTATTGATAATGCTTTGCAAATATTAGATAAATAATGTTTAGAAACTTGGAACTCTTCAATCTTTTTTTCTAACGTCCATTCACTATTATACTGTTGTGGTTTGTACATTTTAAAATGTTCAAAGTTAACATCTCTATAATTTGTACATCCAATCATTTGATAGGTGCTATTAATATACATTAAATCACCCATACAATTACATTTCAAAGTTGGTTTAACTCCTGATGTGATCGTTTCAACCATTCTATTAAACTTGTCAGAGTTAGTTTTAAACTTTAAGTTTTGTTCCTCTTCTTGTAAAGTAACTTTTTTAATGAACTCGTTTAATTTCTCTTCATAATATGAATTATGAACTTTAATAATTAAATCAGAAATCTTTTGAAGTTGGTCAAGTGTTGCTTTGTTTTGACTCTTTTCAATTCTTGACTTTCTAATGTCAAGGTCTTTTGGAGTTGCCCTCCTTACAAATGTAAAATTGTTCATAAAAAACAAAACCCCGAGTATCCGTGGTGGTAGTCACTTCAACTCGAGGAATTTAATAAGTTTCTTAATATAGCTACCACTACTATAATTATGGTACAAATATAAACAATCATTTTAATTAAATACACTATTATAAAAAATAATGTTAATTTATATTCATTCCAAATAAGAAAAATTAGAAATATTTTTTAATGTCATTTTTACGGTTTTTTTCGGTGTTAAAATATTGTTGTTTAGAGTGTTATAATCAAAAAGTCACTTTGTCAACTTTTTTTCAGAAAAAAAATAAATGTTTTACTACTACTACTAAGGGCGATGTAACTTGGATATTTTATTTTTTGTTTCAAAATACTGATAATGAAAGGATAAAAGCCGAAATAATTATTTATGTAATTTTTACTTTTTTACGAATCACAAAAAAACCGACTTGTTAGGTCGGTTTAGTTGGTTACAAAACTTTTTTTAATAGGTAAAACAATTCATTTTAATTTATTTATGTGCATTTCTACTACTCTTTTTAAACCTTCTATTTCTGATTTAAATTCGTTAACTCTTTGATTATGGTTAGCTGATATTCTTGAGTTCCTTCGCTTTAAATAAGAACCCCCAACTCCATTCTCATTGTGTTTTAAAGCTGTAGTGTTATCTATGTAACTTTGAAGATAATTAATCCTTTCGTTTATTTCGTTTATTCGTCTGTTGTGGTATTCTTCTACTGTTTCCATTAAAACTTTTTTAACATTTCAATATAGCCCTCATCCTCTGCGTATCCTATCTTTTGCAGGAATACATAATAATCCCCTTTAACGTATCTTTTATCCTGCCAGGTCTTGTAATACTCTACGCAAGCGTCAACGCTCTTAAAACGCATTAAACGACCTTTGTAGATGAATCCAAACGCGTTGTTATACTCGGTAAACGCTCTACTCACTCCATTACCTGTTTCAAGTCTGTATTGTGCGTAAACAATTTCAGGATGTTTTATCCCCTTGTCCTTGATTTGCTGTAAAGTCAATTGAGCGCCAGATATACTGCTCATCATCAGAAAGCTCGTCATAAGTAGGGGTTTGATAAATGTAATCTTCTTCATAATATGCTTGGTTTTTATGCCCAAAATATAGGCTTGTTATATACTTTTTTCCTTCCCACGTTGCGATCGCGTGTCCAACGGTCGCAATGGGTACGTTTAAATGTTTAGCGATGTCTAGCTGAATCCACCCAGCTTCGAGCATGTTACGCACACGCTCGTAAATGTATTCATAACTCGAAGGGCTTCTCACAATAGCAGTTTATTAGAATGTTTTGAAATGGTGCATCTTGGTCGTAATCGGTAACGTAATATTCACCGCTGCCGCCACACGTTGTACATTGGTTAATTTCTTTAAAGTTGTCAAACTGTTCAAGTTCCATCGTTGTACAGATACGATCACCTATTTCATCATAGACTAATCCTTCTTGTATGTAAAGGCGCTCTCTAAGGTCTTCAAATGATGCGTATACACTGTCGCTGTCAAGACTTACAAATTCCACGTCAGAAGGCATAATTAACGTGTCGACCTTGAATATTTTTCTAATTAACATCTTCATAACTTCTACCAATTAAATAACAACCTAATAATCCAAATGCAATCCATATTGCTGTGGATGTGTTCCAATAGCGATTAACAAATCCTACAATTATAATGCAAATCAATGCGTATAATAAAGTTCTAGCGTGCTTCATGACCCATAATTTTTAAGATGAATAAATAGTTTTCTCCGACAACCTTTTGCGTTTCGGTTACTAACTGTTCCGAAAATTTTATTTTTTCGAATTTGTTACCATAACCTAAAATCTCTCTGATTTCGGTGATTTGACTTTCAATTAATTCTGCTGTTTTCATGTTGTATGTTTTTAATTATGTTACAAATTTAAACATTTATTATTAATACGCAAACTTTTAAGCAAAAAAAAAGCGATTTATTTCTAAACCGCTCCAAAACACACTATAAAGATACTAAAATTCTTCTAATAAACAGTATGTTATTCTATTTTGATTTTTAATCATATTGATAATCATGCTGTATTGTTCAACATTATTACACACTTGGCAACCTGCTGAATAGCCCCCAATGTTTTCTCCAATCTTTTTTACGGATAAATCATTTGAGATGCTATGGAAGTTTATCCCGTAACCACTGCCTTTAATAGGTGTTCCGATTTCTTCAGATTTACCATCCCTATCTCCGTCACGGTATACAATGAATGGACCCACCTGTCTTAATGCTGGTTGTTTACCTTGATGTAAACCATAAGCCCAAACATCGTAGTACCATTCGTTTGATTTAACAACCGCTGCACCTACTTTGTTATACTTCAAATAGCCACCTTCTAATATAGGCAACCCAGGGTTGGTTGTACCTGTAACAACTTTAACAAATTGTTCACCATTGAATAAGTAAAATTTGTCATCGTACTTGTTTGGCGCGTCCTCATTGCTTCTAACTCCAAGAATCCAATATCCTAATGGAATAGTTTTAAATGATTTTAACTCTTCTACTCTATCGAGTAGTTGGTCTGTTGTGTAATTTCTAACGTTGCTCATCTATTGTAAGTTGTGATAATACTCCTGCTACTGACCCAACCGCAACCATGTAAGGTGCAATTGCTAAACCGAAAGGCGGCGCAATTAATACCGCTCCTATTCCTCCGATTACTATTCCTACACTTTGTACTTTTTTCCAAAAGTTTGGCGTTGGTGCGTTCCATCTATTTTTTAATAACTTCAAAACTTCCATCTTTATATTTTATCATGTGATTACTTGAGTCGCTCCATACTGTATGAACGACTTTATTGTTGATTATTTGCCCTTCGTAAAACTTACGTTTCATATAGGAAATTCTGTTATTACTGGGTTGTAGTCTATTTCGGGTAATGTCCAACCAAATAAAATATCCGTTGTGCAATTGAAATACTCCTCATTTGAAATGAACCACACCCCATTAGCATCTAATGTAGGGTTAAAAAATTGAACACCGTCATAGCTTTGACCTACTAAAGTGTTTTTTTGTTCTATTGTTAATTGTCTTACGTTCATTGTTGTATATGTTTAATGGGTTAGACTTGTCTGCCTAGTGTGGTTTGGAATGTTTGAACAGCATTGTATAAGTTAATCATATCGGTTGAATCTAAACCATCTGAAATATATGATAATCTAAACTCTGAATTTGTCCATCCGTTATTATAAATTGAAAAAGTAGAAGAAGTTGACGCAGAAATATTGCCTAAGGCTATCTGGACAATTGGCAAAGTTCCTCCACTATTCCCACTTCCTACAATTGTTGAATTTTTATACAATGTAGTTGTTGTGATTGATGTTTTTTGCGAAGATATTAAACCTAATGCATTAATCGCTGATGAAGAAATAGGGTCACCATTTAACCTTGAATTAATATTTGTGTTTGATTTATTAATAAATACCGTTGATGCTCTCGCTACAGTGTTAAAAACCCCCATATGTATAGGGTCTGAACTCGCAGAAGTATTTAAAGTACCAAGATACATTCCAATACCATTACTATCTAATGTTTGATCAACAGATGGTACTAAGTAAGTATATGCAAATCCATTAGTACCATTTGGTAAAGCCCCTGTACTTGAATGCGTCCATCCACCATTGAAATCCAAGTAAAATGCAGCATTTATTGTTCTTGGGTCTTTAAGGTTGAATCTATGTTGAGCAGCTGTACCACCTACAAATGGATAAATAGCCTTCGTTTTAGTCCAAATGTTGTAAGTTTTTAAATCAGTTACAAGCGTGTTAATCGCTGTTTTTTGGGTGTCGTCAGTAATTGCAGCGGCTGTTATGAATGAAAGTGCGTCCGCGTCAAAACTAACCCCCCCACTGCTACTTATTATTCCGTGATTTGCTAATATCATTTAAGTATTGTTTAAGTTTAATTATATTTTCTTCCTTTGGTTTATACTCTTTCTTTTTCTTCATAGATACCAATTAGTTAAGTAGTTATTATGTTGTGGGTAAACATCACCATTTTCGTTGGTTGTATACTCTGGAAACAAACTATTGTTCTTGCAAATATAGTCTAAAAACCTTTGCGAGTAACTTTCTGCAATGCGTTTTTCTTTCTCAATTAAGTAGTCGACCTCTTCTTTTGAAACAATTTCACTATTCTCAGATTGGTGCTTATAAATCCCTTTATTTGAAATTGTGTAAGCACAAAAAGGCAAATACTCAACCATTGTAAAATGGATCAACATAGGCTTTAAATACGACCTTACAAGCGTTATATAGTTACCTGCAAGTGTATTGTTGGTAATATCCGTTTTTATCTTATCCAATAGCTTACTACCCGTGTATTGTTGAATCCAAATGTTTTGAGCAACCAATACGAATTGAATAACTTTATCAACGTCTGTATTTGCGTTCAAAGAAGTGTATTCCTGTAAGTCTTTTTTTGATATTAATAGTGCTTCTGCCATGTCTTATTATTTAAGGTATGCGCCTTGGTTAGGCATGTCAATAGGTCTTGTATAAACTCTTTTATCATTCACTGGTACAATTTCACCTAGTTTGCGAGCAACCGAAGGCTTAAACTCCTTCATGTATTTTTTAGCAATTGGTGAATTAACATCAGACTTTCTTAAATAAGTTTCACGAACCCATTTATGTCTGCATGACTTGCCACCTTTGAATAACCATATATCGTATGTTGTAGCCCCTAAAGGTCCGAACCCCCCCTCTGTACCATCTGAACGTGTGCGCGTTTGGTTAACTACTTCACTATTCATTCTTATTATATCTTCCTTTCTATAAACTTTGTCAGCTTGGCGCATTTTCTTACAAAACAATCTTGATTTGTCAGAAGTATCTCCTACATATCTATATCTATGTTTAAAAAGTTTACCATCTTGAATACTGTTTGCGTTTGGTCTTGCCGTGCCTGTTTTCACAAAGTTTAAAACCTTTGATAGTGTTGTTTGTTCATTGTATTTTTCCAATTGCGCATCCAACTCATCTTCAAATTCTGAATCCGCATCTCTACTATCAACTAATACCCACTCATCTAAATCAATGTCTTCACCATACTTCGCAACGTCTAACTCATCTTGCGCGCTCATTTTAACCTCTTGTACAGGCTGTGGCTCATCCCCTTGTAAAGGATTTAATGTTTTAAACTTAAGGTTAAGAGAAACACCGTTAAATGATAACACTTTTTTAATCATTTCAACTATCATTTGTTGTTTTGGTTTGATAACCATGTTTTCAAATAACAACGCCCCTGTTTTCATCTCATCTGCATTTGAACTAAAACCTGTTGCAACCGATACACCAAATAATAAAGGAGTAGTAACGTTATGTGAACGTAATATTTTGAACGTAGATTCTTCACTCAAATATTGGTAATGGTCTGGAGCATCATTTAAAGGTATTGAATCAATTGTTGTTTTGGTAGCTTCATTTTCATTAAAGGATATTACTACTTTCTTACCTTTTGAACCTGTAAGCTTACTAATTACTTGAGCTGAAATCTCGTCTTTCATCTCGTCAGTTGGGGTGCCGTTGTTAAAGTTTATTATACTTGTTGGTGAAAAAGAGTTACTAACCTCATTAATAAGGTATTCAGCCATTTTTTCTTCAAGTAACGCGTAATCAATTCCACCTTGATAATCTACATTTGAAAAGTATTTCATTCCAGCACTATAAGGAGCTAAGTACAAAATCTCTACTTCTTTTTTTGAAGTTCCAAAAGAATCAAATCTTTTAGGCACGTACTTCTTTGGATCCGTCCAATTGTCAGAATAGAAATATCCTACAATATCACCATCCTTATTACATTTCTCAGGTCTTAATAATTGAATAGGTGTATGAAAAGCCCTTGTAATTGCTTTATGTCCTTTATCATAATGAACCTGCAAAGCACACTGCCCAAGCGCGTACAAATCAAAGATAATACGTCTTAAATCGTCTTCCTTTAATATAGATAATAGTTGCGCCCATTCGTTTGGCTTCATCGCGCTATCCGTAGCTGTTAAGCCTTGACCGTATATTAGTCTACAAATGTTATTAATTACAGCGTTGTTAGTTGCTGAATTACTATATCTGTCAATTAAAAATTGATAGTAGTTATTATCTTCACCATATTCAACCCATTCGTTGCGATTATTTTCGACAATTACGGGAGCTGTATAGGAAGATAGTTGTATAATGTTATTATTCATAGATTATAAATTCGTTTGTTGTTACCGTTTGTGTGAAGTTTGAGCTTGGGTTGTTCGTGCAGAATACACGACCGTAGAATCTAATGTCGTTTGTTTTGCCAATTTTACAAACATACGTATGACCTTCTATTAATCCAAAGGTAGCGGTCGCAGTATGGTAATAGTCACCAGTTGCGTAGGTAGTGATATTAATCGTTGTGGTGACGTTTGTCTGTTCGTCTGTTAAGAATATCTTATCTGAGTTTCCCGAGCCTTCACGTGGCACGAAGTAAACTATTTGGGCAGATGTGGATGTCGTTAATACTATCATTAATAGTATAACTAAAAAAGAGTGTTTTTGTTGCAAAAAAAAAGAGGGGTGTTTTAAGCCCCTCCGTGTATTAACTTGTAACTATTGTAGTTTCGACATCGTTCGGTGGTAGATCTAAATCATAATAAAAAGCATTAGTTCCTAAAGGCACAAATTGCGATGGTAGTAGCTCTTCACCTTGGAATGTCAAGGAATAACCGCTAAAATCACCCAAAGCGCCTCCATTATTAATAGAACCTGATGTTAAATCACAACCTCTCAATAGTCCAACTAAGAAAAATTGACCTTCGTTGTTTTCAACTAAAATTCTTGGCTTTGCGTATGCTAATGTCTTAACAGCATTGTGTGTTGCAATGTCTTGTTTTTTTAGTTTAATAGTCAATGTTTGACGAAAAAAAGTCGTGCCGTTTTCACGTGAACTTACGATTTCTTGATCATAAACATTTTCATTAGATTTCAATTCAAACTTGTACATGTATTGAACAAAATTAACGTAATCAATCGACTCGTTAAAATCAGTGTCAAGAATGAACGCATCACCCTCACCAGGATTAACTTTATAAATGTTAGCTGATGTTAAATTCTCATTGATGAAGTAAACATTGCGTAACCCTCCAAGGGTATCCTTACAAGGCTCTGAACGTCCTATAGTTAAGTTGCAAGCCATAATTAAGCAGTTGTTACTGTTGCACCTGTGAAACAATCAGAAACAATAGTCGTTGAGCTTGTTATGTCTGTGAATGGTGCCGGTAGAGCCTCCTCCGCAACAAAAGTCAAACTGTAACCATTGAAGTCACCTAAAGCACCGCCATTATTTATAGAGCCTGCCGTTAAATCAGCACCTCTAAACAAGCCCATCAAAAAGAATTGACCGTTGTTGTTTTCCACAAGTACGTGAGGCCTTGAGTAAGCTAATAGTTTAACTTCTTTGTGAGTCGTTGCATCTTGTTTTTTTAACTTAATTGTTAACGTTTGTCTGAAGAACGTTGTACCCGCTTCACGGCTCGATACAATTTCTTGGTCAAACACATTCTCGTTTGATTTTAACTCATACTTGTACAAGTTATCCACGTTTGTTACTGCTGTTATTAGGTCATTTGAAAATGTTACATCAGCAGGTAGTATCTGATAATTAATGAAGTACACCGCTTTCAGTCCTCCTATTGCCTCTTTACACGCCTCCGCGCGTCCTATACTTAAATTACAAGCCATAAAAATAAAGTTTAAAAAAAAAGGAGGGAAGTTAAACCCCCTCCCTTAATTGGTTAATTAATTAGTTAATTAGTTAGCTGAGTTAGGAATGTTATAAGTTACGATGTCAGATACTGAATGGTAATTAACTGCCATACCCGCACGTAATACAAATCTTACATTTTGTGAACCGTCCATTGGTGCCATGTCAATTAAAGAAACTTCATTTGTATCATTTAATAAACCGCAACCGAAGAACAAGTTTGAAGTTTCAGCAGCGATAGCAGTGTTTGCAGCCAATCCGTTAGCAACGAATAATGGAATACCATCGAAAGTTAAATCACCACCATTGTACCATTGTGTCCCCTTAGCATCTGTACCTGAGTTTGAAGTAGCAGCTACTGAGAAACCACCCAAAGCTCTAATGTAAGCCTTCATAACACCTTGTGGAACGTAGATTTTTAAATCAGGTGAACCGTATAAGGTGTTTGGAATTGCATCAACAATTTTACCTAATTCAGCGATTACCGTAGAAGAAGCAGAAATAGCAGAAGAACCTGCCACCTCGTTCGCAGTTGGTAAAGCAGCGTCAGCAGCTAACAAAGTAGAAATACCATCAATTTGCCCTGCAGTTGCGTTAGCACCTCTCCAAATAGAAACCTCAACAGATGAAGCAACCTTATCAGTGATGTAAGCTAACAAGTAGTCAACAAATGATTTTGCCAAAACTTTGTTTGCACTGAATCCCATTTCTTCAGCTTGCCACGTTGGTAAAAAGTCTTTTTTACACAATTGTAAGTTAACTTGAAACTGCTCTAATGTCAAACTTCTTTCAGAAAGTGTAACAGTAGAAGTCGCGTCAAAATCACACGTAGCGTTCTTTAAAATGTCGTCCGTTCCGATTTTAAACATTGTTGTTTTGTAAGCAATGTTAGGAATGATAGTCATCCCTCCATTTGCCAAAGTGTTACCGCTTAATAAAGCAGCTTTTACCCATAGTTTGGAATCTTGCCCAGCATATGATGTAGTGATTGTTGCAGTTGTAGCCATTTTTTATTTATTTATTTGTTGTTATATACTTCTTCTAAGATCTTATCTCTTGTTGATTTACCTGTATTTGTAGCTAAATCCATATGCTCAATTGGTTTTGCGTTTTCAGGGTTATACTGAATTGGTTTTGGATCTTCAGTCAACTCGATTACCTCTTCCTCTTTTACCTCTAATGCAGCTAACTTAGTTTCAAGTTCAGCAATCTTTGATTCCATTTCAGCGAAGTGTTGCTCAGTGATGCTTACAACTTTCTTTGGTTGTTTCACTTCAACTTCTGGAGTCACATCAGCTTCAACAGGCATCTCTTCCTCTTCCTCTTCTTTTGGCATCTCTTCAATTGATGCGATCATTCCAACCTCTTCAACGATTAAAACTCTACCATCCTCAAGCTCGTATTTACCAACTTCCAAAGGAACAGGTTCACCTTCAGGAACTACAATCATAACACTAGCACCAGGTTCAAATGAATCGGCTTCGATTACCGTGTTACCATCTACTAATTTCATTTGCTCTAACTTCACTTCCATTCCTAAGAAAGTCTTGATAGTTTTTAACGCGTCTTTTATTTCTTTATTCATATCTTTTTTCTTTAATAACTTTATTAACCTCTTTCTGTTGTAATTTGCCTTACTTCAATAGTATGGTTTACATTACTAATTGTTTGTTGGTTAGTACTTCCAACCCCTTGAGAGTTACCATCGCAACACTCTTTACTATACGTGCCATCTTTACATTGACAACCTTTTTTTCCTCCTTTTCTCATAACATTAATATATTACCGATTTCATTTGTAAACTCTTTAAACTCCTTAAAATCAATCTCTGTACACTTATTTTCTTTCACGTAGTCAATACCAATATAAGCAACAAAACTTCCTTTCTTAAAATATGGTGCTATACATATCGATTGAATTCCTTGCCTAAATAACGATGCTTTTGTAGTTTGCTCTTTGATGTTATTTATTTGGCAATAATTCATTTTTTCTAACATTATTTGCTGCAAAAACATAGGATATAAACTAACAGGAATATTCTGTAAATTATGCGCTTCCGAACTAATACCATTGTTGCAAACTTCAAATGTCATTGATTGGTGGTTTCTATGCGTACCATCGTAGTATTTAATCGTGTTGTGAAATTGAAATATATAAGCCCTATCAGCATTATATTTTATCATCAATTCATTTAACATCTGTTGAATTAAAACATTGTTATTAATGTCTTTTTTCACCTCGTCAACACTTTCAATTTTTTTAACCACTACTTGAGTAACCAATGACTTGTAATAAAAAAGAATGAAAGCAAGCAGAATTATAATTAGCACTATTGTTTTCATCTTCCTGATTTGCTCTAAAATGTACTTGATTTCATTCATAATTATATAACCTTTTTTTATGGGCTTTGTTGTAAATTAGATGTAGTTGTTTATGATAGTTTCTTGAGCTGTTATTTCGGTTGTTACATCAGCATTTAAAACCTCATTCCCTACTCTGATTATATTTAAGTAGCTACTTTCTACATACGTGTAAGCGCCCCTTACTTCTTGATATACCTCTATCATGCCAAACAGTTTAATGTTAATTGTGAAATATCAAAACTACAAGCGTTTGATGTCGCTCCCGAAGTTCTAACCGCTTGCATTGTTATCGGTGTTGTATCACTTGGTAAATTCGTAGTTATTGACCCCTCAACTGTTACGTTGTTTTCCAATGAAGTAACCTTATAAAATACAGTCATTGAATTAAATGGGTTGTACAATTCAAAAACAAAAAAATCAGTTGCTGCACTTCCTGTTCTGTTTGCAGGAAAATTAACTCCTAAATCTATTTTTGTAGCCGTACCCGTTGCATCGTTATGGAATACTTGTAAATTAGTATCCAAAGCATCCGATCCAATACCAACTATATTCGTTAAACTTTCAACTGTTACAGCAGAAGAAATCCCTAGTAAAGTTGTTGCCGATGTCATCCCATAGAATTGGCGCGCCCCTGTATTTAAGGCAGTATCTGAAACACCAAACGCAACACAAAACCTCCAACCCATGTCTATAATATTAAACGCACTTGTTGACCTATAACCACAAACACCGTTAGCTGCAGGAGTTGAAACACCAATTTTTAAACGTGTCTTTTTCGTTTGCATGGAAGTTGTTGACACTGCCACTGCTGTTGCTGTACCTTGTAATGTTCCTGTTGCAATGTTTTCAGAAAGTACAGTTGTTGAATTGTGTTGCGCCCTGTATCCACGTGCAATTTCTGAACTTGCAACATTCCAATAACCAGTTGTTACAAGTTTAGCGTCAATTTGGTTTTCGACCGCTTGAGTTGTTGGGTATTTAGTGTTATTTAAAACCGTGAAATTTGTAGCTTTATTTGCTAATAATTCAAAATCTGCAACGTTATAAATTATTTCCGAAATCCCACTTGATGTACGTGTGTATATCTTACCGTTAGCAGTGTTCATGTAAAACTCACCAATGTACAAATCAGTGCTTAACCACGTACCATCTCTATGGTCTGATGTTGCAGGAATAGTTGCAATACCACTACCCTTTTTAATTATTATTCGTTTTGTTATATCGCTCATAAATTATATATATCTGAATTAATACTCGCACCAACGCCACCGATTAAACTGTAAACGTCTTCATCTGCACCAACGCCACCAAACAAAATACCGTTATCCTCATCACTTAAATTTGTAACAAGTATTTTTTTAGGTATATCGCTATCAATAGGTTGTAAAAATAAAGAGTCACTATCCAATGCGGTAGTGACTTCTTTAAACCTTATAAACGAAGGTATTAAGCTCATTACAATGCTAAATTACCAAACACATACGCTTCAGTAGCTGAAATAAACAGAATTGTAGCACTTGAATATTGACTATTGATTTTTAATTTACCACCGTCACTTCTTAAAGTAACACCTGATCCAGCAATTGTCGTTTGACCTGCTCCATATTGTGTGATTAATACTTGTTGACCTATTGTAAAAACTCCTGAAGGCACGGTTAAAGTGTTTGCAGTTGCTTTGTTCATCTCAATACATTTACCGTTGTCAGCTGCTACAAGTGTGTAAGAATCTGTTTTACGTGCTAATGTTAAATCAATGATGCTTTGACTTGAGAATACCGCCCAAACTGTACCACTCCATCTGTAAGTGACGTTATTCTTTGCAACAGTTACCAATGTGCCTTCAATTGTCGTTGAGTTTTGAGTAATTGCAAGCCACCCTTCAAGCGCTCCTACATATTCATAAACTCCAGAATTTGACAACCCTGTATCTAACAAATATCTATCCCCAACGGTAGCTCCAGTAGGTAAAGTTGAATCTACTTTGTCAATTACTACCATTCCGTATTCAGTAGCCCCACTTAACGGAAAGATATTATCGTTCGCATGGTATTTTAATTTACCATCAATATAGTGAATCGTACCATCTTCTTTTACAATTCCGCTTTCACTTGTCAGCTTATCAGCTTGCACCTTCCATGTAGCGTTGTTAATTACTTGCGTGTTGTCAATTATTGTTACTCCCATTTTATATTGATTTTAAAAGTTCCTTAATTTCGTTTATTATATCCTCGTGGCTTTCTGCTTCAAGTTGATCTAACCCATCAAATTTCCCCTCGATACTAAACCCCTTGAATTTACCGTCTTTGATTTGTTGCCAAACCTCTTCATTGTAAACTTTCATCTTAACAACCCATGAGCCTTTAACAGCATCTAATTTATAAATGTTAGATTTATCGTGTTTTTCGTCTTCAACTATCCAACTTTCGATTAAGCTAACACCCTCAACATTGTGGTCATGGTCAACTGTTACGTTGTTATTATAATTCTTTTTTAAGTAAAGTTCTTGAACCTTAGCGATTGTTTCTTCACTAAATGATATTGTAAACTCCTTATCTTTAATACGTCTTAATATCTGTTTGTTAGGCACCAATGCAAGTCCAACAACTTCCCTCTTTTCATCGTTGGCAACTTGTAACTCTACGCTTATTTCACTTAAGAAAATAAAATCTTCCTCAATTGCTGGCTTATCGACTAATGAAATAGCGAAACACCCTTGGTCATCGTCTTTAATTGTTAGCTCTATATTCTGCATACTTTTATAACTTAATTTATATTAAAATGTTGCATTTCTTACTCTATTACGGTCTAAGGCTTGAGCTGTTGATACCTCACCGCTTACTACATATGCTTTAACAGGTTGTTGTTGCAACGCTCCTAACTGCATTTGTGGTTGCGCTTGTATAATGTCAAAACTTGGTGTACGTGGCGCTGTTGGTGTACTTGTTGCAGTGTCTCCACCTCCTCCACCTTGAAATTGTGTAGCTGCTATTCTTGCGATGTTTATACCTCCAGTTGTAGCCGCTATTCCTGCTTCTAAGAATTGCGCTCCTGTTGCAAGTTTTAAAGGATTACCACCAGCTGTTAATGCTCCTGTTACCGCTTGAGCTGTATTCATAATTGCAATTCCTAAACTTGCTGCTTTATTTAATTCAAACGCTTTACGTTGGTCTGCTTCGTTACCGTCTGCAAATAAACTTGATAGGTCTGACAATATTCCAAACGCTTGATATCCCATTTGTATTTTTTTGTCCTTAACTTCTTGCGCTAATTTCTTTTCACGTTCTGCATTTTCTTCATCTAACTTTGCTTTTTCTTGACTTGTTTTGTAATCTTCCCTTAATTGCTTATCGCCTTTATCTCGTGCCTCTTTTGCAGGATCACCTAATGACAACGGTTTTAATCTCATCTTTTCAGAGTCTTCTAAGTCTTGAGCTTGTTTACGTGCGAACTCATCTTTTTTCTTTTGTAGCTCTTGCGCTCTTTTATCTGCTAACTCTTTAGCTTTCGCCACACGTGCCTCTCGGTCTTGTTCTGCTTTTTCCCTTATCGCTGTTTTGCTTTCTTCAATCTCTATTAACTTTGCTTTGTATTCATCACTTCCTTTTTCTAATAACGATAATTCTTTACGCTGCAATTCAAGTTGTGCGCTCAATACGTTTTTACCTTTGGCTTTCATCAAGTCAATTTCAAACTTTTGATTGTCGATTGATTGTTTTGTTTTCAACTCTTTATCCTTCTTATCATATCCTTGGTTGTAAGCTGTAGCCATGTTTGCCCCTAACTTTTTCGCGTTATCATAAGCCTTTGAAAAATCACCGTTAAATATATTGCCTAAAACTTGTCCAATAGTCTTGAATCCAGTTACAACACTATTGATTGTACCACTTGCAACCTGTGAAAAGTTCTTAAAAAAGTCAGTTACTTTAGAAAATCCCGGGAATGTATCTGTAATTGCTTTGCTAAACTCCTTCCAATTAGCTATAATACTACCTAAAATAACCGCTAAAGCTCCTATTCCTGTTGAAATTAATGCAGCTCTTAACGACCCAAAGGCTTTAACAACTTGGTCTTTTATTACCGAACCTAACTGAATAAACGAATCCTTTGCACCTCCTAAAGCTTGTAAGCCCTCAGCTAAAGCCATCGCGCTTTGAACCTTCAAAAGTTGCTCTTCTACTTTCTTACTTTCAACACCAACTAAACCTAAAGCCCCTTGATATGCAGCGAACCCACTTGCAACACCTCCTAAAGATGAAGATAATGCTTTAAATTTCGCATCAGGGTTAAAGGCATCTGTTAAGGCTTTCGCATCTTCTATTTGGTCTTTTAGTTCCGCTGCTCTTTTCGCTGCATTAGCCGCTTCTTTAGACGTCACACCAAACTGCTCCGATAACTTAGCAACTTCCGACTGAGCTTCCCTAAGCTGTGATTTAAGCGACCCTAAATTATTCTTAACCTCTAATTCAATTATTTTCTTTTCTGCCATTTGTAGCTTGTTTTAAGTATAACTCTCTTTTAGCTTGTTTGTAGCTTTCACGAATAGAATTAGTAAGTTTATATTTACCTTTTGCGATGTCGATAATTTCGCTTTGACCGTAGAAATCATTAGACTTCAATAGTTGAATAATTGTATTAAGCATCTTGGTAAATTGTTAAGTATGGTTTAGTATTTCTATAATAATTAAATGTTTTTGGTAATCCTGTTAAATTCTCAGGTATAGTAACCGTAACCAATTGCTCTGTAGTGTAAGTGATAAAATCAACACCATATCCTAACATATCAGCAACTCCATTTTCAAGAAATATAGGTATTTCAACATTGCTTTCTGCAGCACTTTGAACAGGAATATTAATATTCGCGACCGCTCTAAAATCATTAATCAATGACAAATCAACTTCACCACTTGTAAGGTTTACTTTCATCTCATTAATTACATAACGTTTGTCTCTAATTATCAAACGGTCATTTAACTTTAAACTTGTAAGTAATGAAATAGGGAATAACGCTTTAACGTTTGTAAGTCTGTTCTTTTGGTTGTATAAATTTTGTAAATACGCATTGTAATAATTTAAATATAATGAGTTGTTGATTGACGTACTATCAAATGCACTACCTTCTACTGAAAAATGATTTGAATAAACAGCGTTGTTATATGTTACTTGATTTGTCAAAGGCATATATTGAGTTACAACAGCAACTGAAGAACCAGAGTCAAAATAAAAAGACACACCTGTTTTTAACGCATCTAAATACAAAAGTATTGGTTTATTATCGTAACTTTCAACAGAATTGATAGTGTCTAATATAAATGCTTTTGGCGGCTCCGAAGCGTTTGTTGCATCTTCTTTTGTGAATGATATGTTTTCAAACGGTAAATCAACTTTATATTCTCCTCCATCATAATTTGGAAATGACTCTTTTACACTTCCGAATTCACGCGCAAATCTTGAATCATATTCTTTATTTATAAAACTTTCTGAGTTTTCGTAATCAAATGATATTTCTTTGTAAAGTTTATGTCGCTCTATTGTAATTTCGTCCGTGTCAACATAATCTGTAATATCTACAACCGCACCTTTTGTATACCAATCATCTAAAGGTTCTACTTGAAAGTTGTCTACCGATGTAGCATAGCAAGTAAGATTAAACATTTTAAATATACCGCTTAAAAAGTCACTAATTTTTATATTAGGAGCTTGGTCATTTGGGTTTAAAAAGTTAGTAGTTGTTACATTTGCGCAAGTTATAAAAGTGTTTGTAGAAACACCTCCTGTTCCTTGTACTACTATCAAAGGTGCAGCACTTGTCAATGGTGAATTTGAGCGTAATCTAAAAGTATAATTTGAAGTACTATTAGCTAGTGGGAATTGATAAGGTACACCACTTGTGCCTATTGCTGTGTATAATGTAAATGTATTTACAAGTTTCCCATCTAAATAAACATCTAAAAAACACTGTTGAACAGTTGAATGAGTTACCTTAATAGTAAACTGACCCGAAACTTTTACCATTGTGTTATTGGTTGAATTATAAGTTGCTGTTGATGGAGTAGAAGTACCACTGATAAAATCTAATTCAACAGAAAAAACTTCCCGAAATGACTTCTTGTTTTTTAACAATAAAAATAAATTAGTAAATAATTTCTGATTGAAAAATAAACTGTTAAATGTTATACCGTATTTTGTTTGAATAGCTTCAAATATTTTACTTGCACGTAATGCAGGAAATAATTCATTGTAAACAATAGGGTAACTGCTATTGCTTATATCCGTATTTGACCCATCTCCATAGCTCCATATTCTATTAGATGAAATTAAAGGGTAACGAATGTCTGAAACACTTGCGTTTACTAGTTTTGTGCGTACTGTTGTACCTGTGTAAATCTCGCCGTACGAACTCAAATCTAAATCCTTTAAGGTGTCATCCCCGAACGCATCTTTAAGGCTCGTTAAATCACCGTAAAACGTTATAGAGTAGCTTTCAACTCTGCCCTTAATAACGTTTGAACTTTCAATTGATATTTTCCCACTTCTAAATGGTATCGTACCTATCTCTATAAATCCGTTGCGCTTAATATTAGGGTTGTCGTTTGCATTCACATCAGATTGATAAAAATGTTCAAACAGTCTGTTGTTACGTGGCGATGCAGGAATTGTAAACGACTGAGTAAAGTCAGTGTACACCTTTGCAAGGTCTTGAACGTTTTGAATCGAACTATTTATTTGTATTTCTTCATCGTTAAACAACTCTAGCTTTTCATAGTTATTTGAATCCGTAATAACTTCTATGTATACGTCTACCTTTCTCATTATACAATGCTATTAATTAAATCATAAGCAAATTCAAATTCCAAACTATAATTAATCTGTTTTGTGTTTATCGACTTGTTTAGTTCAATTGATTTAGTTTTAAGGATTGCAGGCTTTTCATCTACTAATACCTTTTCACTTAACATTAATTGCTTTAAGTTATCCTTAAAATCTTCCTCTACCCATCCGCTATTGACCTTAATGCTTTGTTTTCCGTTTTGATTGTACGTTGTTCTTTGCCCCCCTGTTAAGCTATAATTGTACGGTTGCATTAAGTTATAATCTTTGTTAGTTACCTCGATATTATCGTTCGATGCCTTAAAGAAAAATTCACGTTGAAACGCTCCGTGTCTATTTATGAAGTCAACCTTAACAGGTGTATATAAACATTCTTCAACAGGCTTGAACGTCCATGTAGCTTGCGTTACGTTTGAACTATTTACAACCTCTACCGTGTATTCTTTTGTGAATTCTGAATTATAGCAACGTGGAACGTAATAAAAACCCAACCCTAAAGATGCACTTAAATAAACAATACCCTCCGAATCAGTCCATCTTATCTTATCATTTGCTGCAGCGTAAAGCATAATAAAACCAGCATTTGAACCGCTATGATAGTAATAGTTTTTTTGGTCTAATAAGTAATTTCCACCGTTATAATTAACACTATTAGAAAACTCTGAGTATCCATCTGTAGCAATATAATCAGTTGTATCTACTAATGTTTCTGTTGTTCCTACAGTCTTATATCTCTTTACCCTTACATTAAGTTTATCAACACACGTATAACTAACTGCAGCGGTCAAACTTGTAACGTTACTATATGCCGTGTGATCAAAGTATTCACGAATGTATGGCGCGATATCGTAGTAGGTTGTTGGAGCATTTGATGCAGGAATTGCCTTACTTAAAGTATAGCTTAAAGTAGGAGTTGAACCTAAAGCACCGAAGCTGATAAACAATTCAATCTTTGTACTTACTTGACTTGTTTCATTAATACTTATAATATAAGGTGACCTTGCTCTAATCATTTCGGTTGTTTAATTGAGTAGTTAAATATCTTTTCTAAATCTATTTTTAAGTCATTTACTAATTCTTGAGGTAAACGTTTATAAGCTGCTTCAAAAGGCTTAGTGAAAAACAAAGTTGGTCTTATTCCTTTAGCGTAGATTGACCGTGTTATAATCCATGCTGTCGCATCGTACGATAAAAATTTACCTGTAGACTTCTTTGTTTCGGGGTCACGTTGTCTAAATTGAAACTTACGTGCTTTAACCCATCTGTTTATACCATCTGTTAACCCACCTTTTTTACCTTTGCCACTTCCGAACTTATACGGTGAGTTCGGAGCTCTCGAACTTGAACGTTTACCCTTAACCCCTTTGTCTTGATAGTTACCGTATTCCTCCATTTGAAAGTTCAAAAAGTAACCTTTAGCATAAACTTTCGCTTCACCTTTTAAAGAGTTGTAAAGCTTTCGTGTGTTGTTATGAGAACCAAAAGGTGCGCGTCCTTTAGTTAAGTTAGTACGAGCCTGTTTAATTACAGACGCCTTGAACTTATCCAATGCGCCTTGTAGCCCCGACTCCCTTAAATCTGCTAACATATTGTCATTTCGTTTGGTGCTAATACATCAAAGGTCATGGTCCAACCTGCAACCGCATCGGTGAAACGGTCCACAAATGGCTCGCAACTTGCAGTGTCGTCCAACACTTCATAGCCTGCATCGTTAATATCACCACGTCTTACTCTCTCAAATATTCTATTTAGTATGCTTAACGTAGTATTTAATACATCATCCTCATTGTCATTACCCTTGAATATGTCCGTTACATCGTCTTTGCTAATATCTACTATACTCATCATAACCAATGAAACATTATACACCGTTGTATTGCCTCTAAATGCTACATCGTTAAATATAATGTGACAAAGTGGATACATATCTTGTTTCGCATTGGTAATCTTATCTAGGCTGCCCTTCGTTACTCGATTAACCAATGGGTCTGCAAGTATAGAGTCATGCAGTAATGTAGATAGGTTATAATAGTTTTTCATGTGATCGCTTTAATTGTTTAACCTCGATTCTACTTTTTTGTTGTTCAAAGGTTAAAAATGTTAAGCACTGATGAAGTCCCAACGCTGTAACTTCTTCAAATCTTCTAATGTCTCCTTTAGCGACATGATAGATTGAGCTATACCATCCCCATTGTTTTGAGAATTGAACGTTCTCTGAATATGGGTTTTGTTCTTCGTTGTCTCCAAAGAGTACAGCGTACTGCTTATTAATTCTATTCCTAAAGTCCAAAAAAAAACAGATGCAGGAAGTACAACGTCTAATGGTGCGTATTTAAGAACCTCTGCATAACTTAAATCTCCTTTGTAAGGTTCTATTTCATATTTGCCCTTAACGTCCTTTACAATCGGTCTGTACATTACGGCAAGTGCTTTGTGAATGTTTTGAAAGTCCCAGACGTTAGATTCAATGTCGATGTACTCCCCCCAAGATATTTCTTCAAGGTCTGGAATAAATCCAAACTCCACACCGTTTAATTTGAATCTATTCTTAAACTTTGTTTTCTCGTTAAACAATTTGTCAAAGTGTTGCACCAATTCTATAACGGTCGATGCTTTCATCTTAACAACTTCCTTTAATTCAAGTCCACAAAATATCTCAATCATTTTCTGGAATACAAACTCTTTGTCATCTGAATTGTTCAAAGTAAGCATGTATTTTTGGTACCTATCTAAACTTATTTCGGATAGGTTGGAAGGTATTTCGATTTCAATCTTCATTCTGCTATGTAAATATAAGTTGGTCTTTCGTAGTGAACTATCCCACTCTCACCTGTTGTATGGTCGTTAACTATTTCTTCAATTGGTTTAATATCTGACTTTAATGCGTAATGAATTTGACACCCTGCAATAATTACATGATTTTCTTCCGTGCCTACTTTAGCGAACCAATTAGATGAATTACGATTAGTTTTAACACCTAAAAAAGAATCTTCTAAAACTTCTACATTTCCCCAAACTGATTTGTATTGTCGACCATCAGGTGCGAAAAACCAGTTATCTGCTGTTATTAAATATTTACCTTTCATTTTGCCACCATTACTTTAGCTCTCACACCCTTCCAATATTTCAACGATGCCTCAGCTTTCGCTACTTCATTGTCGATTGACTCAACACATTGGAACTTCCAATTGTCTCCGTATTCATCCTTGTAAGCGTCTACAACTTTAACGCTACTTTCATTAATCATTTGTCTTAAACTTTTACCTAATTCCATATTTACCTTTATTTGGGTTACTTAATTGATAACTAACTGCATATCTTAACGCATCTAA